ATTGGGTTGAGGACTTCGCCGAGCACCAGGAAAACATTGCTTCCCAGATTGAGAGGTACACGTAATGGCTAAGGAATCTGGTCTCGGCTGGACTACGCTTTCTGTGGACGATTCTTCGGGCACTGCCCGGGATATCCGAAACGATGTGACTAACTTTCAGTTCGCCACCCCTCGCGGGGTGCAGGACATCACCGGCATCGACAAGTCAGCCATGGAACGTCTGCTCCTGCTTGCGGATTTCAGCATTACGCTGAACGGCGTCTTCAACGACGCGTCCAACCGGGCACACGACGTTTTCAAGACCGTTTCGTCTACGTCGGTGGCCCGTACCGTCACCCTCGCCGTCAGCGGACAGACGCTCGCCAATGAGTGTCTTTTCACCGACTACCCGCTGACCCGCAGCAACTCCGGTGAACTTACGTGGTCTGCCCCGGGTGTGCTCTCTGACGGGACCGTTCCCACTTGGGCGTGAGGACAGTTCTCGTCACCACCCCCAACGGCATTGCGGCGACCGTCCGCGTTGTGTCGTTGGGGGTGGTGCTCGACATGGTGTACGGGTGCGACGTGTCGAGTAGTTTTGAGAATCTTGCCGAGTCCATCCTCGACTGGAACGTCTCCGCACCAATCGGGATGGACAGCATCCGTGACATGGAGCGCCAGGATTCCACGGATCTGCTGGCCGCGTGGGTGGCGGCAATGATCGGGGATCATGAGGAATTCACAGAACAGCAAGCCGGTATGGCAAGGACTGTAGTTAATTTATGTCGAACGTTTAGCTGTCTGCCGTCGGATCTTTACGGCGAGGATCCGTCGATTGTTTCTATGACCAACTTGGTCCTCGGAGAGGAAGAAAATGAGCTACGAAATCAAGAGGACCGTTTATCGGATGGTGTTTGATGGCCAGTACGAAGGACTGGAAGTCAGCATCCGATCCGCATCGACCGGCGTTCTCCTAGACGTAGCTCCCCTCGCGGAAGCCGCGACCAAGCAGCAGAACCCGTCCCCGGATATCATTATCAAGTTGGCTGACGCCGTGGTGGCGAGCGTCATTTCTTGGAACATCACCGAAGACGGGGCGCCTGTTCCTGCCACCCGAGAGTCAATCCTTGACCTCGATTTCACGCTCTTCATGGCAATCATGGAGAATTGGGTGGAATACTCCTCTGGAACGAAGACTACTAAGGCCCCGGACAGGTCGGTCGAAACGGGAATTCCAGTCGGTGATATCTGATGCCCACTTCCAATGAAGTCAGCATCCGGATCAACGTCGACCGCACCGACCTTGAGGCTACTGGAGAGGAAGTCGAGGAACTAGCCCAGAACACGGAAAGCAAGTTTGCTGGTCTGGGAGCAGCACTGGGCGTTGCTGGCGCCGCCGCGGGTGGGCTGTTCATCGCCGGGTTCGCCAAGAACATGGAACTCAGCGACGCCACAGCTAAGCTTGAGGCGCAATTTGCTGTTACGTCGGAGGAAGCGAAGGTCTACGGTGAACAGGCCGCTGGCCTGTACGCAGACGGTTGGGGCGAGAATATTGAAGAGGTCACGCTAGCTTTCGGTACCGTCAGCCAAGCGATGAAGGACGTCTCGGCTGACAGCAAGGGCACCACAGACGAAATGGTGCAGCAAGCGCTGACGCTGTCCAAGGTTTACGGGTACGACGTCAACGAGAGCATCGCCGTTGTTGCTAAAATGGTGAAGAACGGCCTCGCCGCTGACGCTACGGAAGCGTACGACACCATTGCGGCTGGTGCCAGGAACGGTATCGACGTAAACGGCGATCTGCTGGAAACCCTTGGGGAGTACTCACCGCAATTTGCCAAGTTGGGCCTTAGTTCTCAGGACTTTCTTGACATCATGTCGGCAGGCATGAAGGCCGGTGTGCGGGATACGGATACACTCGCCGACGCCTTCAAGGAATTCTCTCTCCGATCCATTGACGGGAGTAAGCTTACGTCAGAAGCTTACGCGTCGATGTCTGCTGAACTGGGCATCACGCAGGATGAACTTCGTGAGAAGATCACTGAAGGCAACGATGCATTTGCCGAGATGGGGATCTCTGCGGAGGACATGCAGCGGCGTATCGCTGCCGGTGGCGAATCAGCACGGACCGCCACCATCGAAGTTCTACAGGCACTCGCCAGCATGGACGACGAAGTAAAGCAGAACGATTTGGGTACTGCTCTTTTCGGTACCCAATGGGAAGACACGCTTCGAATGGCCATCGACGACGTGGCTGAATTCGAAGGCGCTGCGGAGGATGCGTCCGGGTCGCTCGCTAAGGCGGGCGAAGTCATTCAGGAATCTTTCGGCGAGAAGGTGGAACGGCAGAAGCGCGCCTTCGAAGAGTTCACCATGTCTCTGGCGAATCTTCCTGGCCCCCTCGCAGATGCGAGCGCTAGCGTCGCTGCGTTCGGTGGTCCAGTGATGGGCATGGTCTCTCAGTTGTCAAGTCTCGTGCTGCTGATCAGCCTCACCGGATCGGGTGCCAAGATCGCAGCAGCCGCCACGAAGGCGTGGGCAGTCGTACAGGGGGCGTTCAATGCTGTCCTTGCGCTTAACCCAATCGTGCTGGTAGTGATCGCAATCGCTGCACTTGTCGCCGCACTTGTGCTGGCCTACAAGAAGGTTGATTGGTTCCGCGAGGGTGTTGACGGCGCCATGAAGTGGGTGGCGAACGCGTTCAACGCGGCCCAAGCTAAGGCGAGTGCAGCACTGAAGCGAATTCAAAGTGCTGTTTCTTCGGCCATCAGCTTCATTCGCCGAAATTGGATGACTATTCTTGGAATCCTAACCCTGCCCATCGGTGGCGCTGTCCTGCTGATCATCCGGTACTGGGACAGGATTTCGTCTACTGCACGATCCATGGTGACGAAGATCAAGTCTGCTGTCTCCGGCCTTCCGTCGCACATGGCTTCCGTCGGCAGCAGGATGCTTTCCAGCATGGCGAGCGCCATCCGGAATGGCGCGTCCCGGATCTCTGGCGCCATGAGCGACGTCGTCAGCAACGCGGTGAACGCTGCAAAGGCGAAGCTACCAGGATTCGCCCACGGAGGCATCGTCGGGGCGATGGGTGGCGGACCTAGGTCCGGTCTGACGCTAGTCGGTGAGCACGGTCCTGAGCTTGCTTTTCTCGCGCCAGGAACCATGGTGAAGAGCAATCCTGACACCATGAGGATGCTGAGCAACGCTGCGTCTTCCGGTGGAACTACGTCCCTTACCATCGATTCTAGTGGTAGTAGGTTCGATGAACTTCTTCTAGAAATTCTACGAAAGAGCGTTCGTGCTCGCGGCGGAAATGTGCAGGTGGTTCTAGGTGCCTAACGTATCTCTCGGTGTTGAGCTGTTCATTTCTGGTGCGTGGCTCGACATCACGTCGGACGTGTACCAGCGGGACGGCATCACCATTTCCAGGGGAAGGGCCAATGAATCGGGAAGCATTGAGCCCTCCTCCATGGGCCTCACCATCAACAACGCAAACGGAAAGTACAGCCCGAGGAACCCGTCAAGCCCGTACTACGGGCTGATCCGTAGGAACACCCCGATCCGCGCGTACGTCAACGCTGGCACCAGCCGCGCCGTTCAGAACGCCAATGACCAGTACTTCCAGACCACGGAAGTTCCTGACATCACCGGGGACATGGAGATCCGTGTCTCACTGAATCCCATGACGTGGCGACCTGGGGCCACGTCTACGATCGGCTGCAACAAACGCAACAACTACGCGCTACAAGTTGATTCCTCAGGGTATCTGCTATTCGTCTTCAGCGAAGACGGAACCACGGCTAGGACCATCCGGTCCAGTCAGCCGATTCCAGGTGGCACTACCGGCAGGAAAGCAATCCGTGCAACCTTCGACGCAGACAATGGTTCTTCCGGCTGTACTGCTACGTTCTACTACAGCGGTGACGGCACCATTGACGGCAGTTGGGTCCAGATCGGTGCCCCCATGGCATCCTCCGGGACTGCCACCCTCAACGCTGATGACGCAGCGCTGCACACGCTGACGTGGATCGGTCTGGGCGAGACTGAAGTTTTCGAACTCCGGGTCTACGACGGCATCGGAGGAACCGTCGTTGCGGACATCGACTTCACCGCACAGGACACCACGCAGGACATCACCGACGTCACCGACGATGCTGGTCTGCTGTGGCAGCGGGTAGGTGCAGCCCATCTGTGGAACCGCCGGTACAGGTTCCTCGGCGAAGTCACCGAATGGCCCCAGCGGTGGGACGGCACGGGAAGCGACATCTTCACACCGATTTCCTGCTCCGGGATTCTGCGCCGTCTCGGGCAGGGCGATGACAGTGTCGATTCCGCGCTGCTCCGTGGTGTCCTGTCCATCGGTGCACCGCTCGTTTCCTACTGGCCCATGGAGGATGACTCCGGGGCGAGGAACTTCCTGCAGGCCAAGGGGCGTCGCGGTGCCGGTATCTCTGGCGCTGTCGCGGTGGCGGATTCTGAGCCGATCCCGTGCTCCGGACCGATGCCGAAGATCAGTACTGGTAGCGTCAACTTCCCTGTCGACGTTTACGCCAATTC